AGGTAGGGCAACATGTTGTCATCTAGGTCTGGCTCAAAGCTATCTGAGATAGTAAAGGTTGGATAGACAGTACCGTATGCTCTTGTTCTATTAGCTTCTAGTGTTGTACCTTTAGAAGCATCATACGCATCCATAACGATATGATAGTCATCAAATGATGTATAGTAGCTAGGGTCAACATTGTTATAGACAAACAAGTCTGTGTTGCCTACCTTGTCAGCTATTTTAAGTGAAGCACTAGACTGATCATCCATCTTCTCTAGGAACTCTAAAGGATGGACATAGTAAATACTTTTGTAATTACTTCCTGTGGTAGCTATATTATAAGACAAACTCTCAATTTGTTTTACATTGTCAGGGTATCTAAAGTGTGTAGGTCTTGCTAGTTCAGACAATGAGGTTAGCTTGAGAAGCTGTTGGTGCTCTGGTATATCCCTAGCTGATATGATATTATAATATGTGTCTTCGATGACAGAAGCTATCTGTTCAGCTTCGTTAGTGTCGCTGATAGAGTTCACATCTTCTGAATCCATGTCGGACAGAATAGACTGAACCATTTCCAGAAGAGTACGTTTCATTATGAACGATCCAGTATTACTACAAAACGAAGTTTAGCCGTGTTAGTCGAGGCTCCATCACTTTCAATAGTGATAAAAGAGTCTGCTGTTACTGTATTATTAGAGGATGGTGACACAGTATCTACATCACCTGCTGCTGATCCACTAGCTGTAATTGTTAAAGTTCCCATCGAAGAGCCAGCAGAATTTTTTACAGTTACAGTTGAATTTGAAGATGAGATAGATGCTTCTAGGACTGTTGTAATTTTACTTATAGTCCCTGCAAATGGAATAGGAAGATATACTTTTTCTACAGCCGACACATCTTCTAAGTATCCTGTAAGTGTCTCACCAACTAAAGTCTGTTTAGCTGTCCAAGCACCTGATCCAGAACCATTAGCTACATAAACATCACCACTAAGTGCAGAGGCTACACCTTTAGGTTCATGTAAGTAAGGATCAGTAAGTGAACTGTGATTTACGTTAGCCATATATAGCCCCTGCATCAGTTAAAGATATGATAACATACTTTATCTATCTTGTCAAGAAAAAAGTGAGGATGCCCCTAAAAAACTTAGGGACACCCTAGTGTTTTATGGTTCGATGTATTCGATAACCAACTTGGCTTCACCAGCAGTAAAGGCTGCTGTGCCGTAGTTAGCTTCGATGTACACATCGTTAGCACCAACAGTGGCTGTTCCACCGACTAGAGCACCGTCACAAGCTACACCCTTGTTGGCTGCGAGAGCCGCAAGAGCAACAGTTGCGTCGATACCATCGGCATCTACAGTCGTACCGTCTTGCTGATAAGCACCGATTGTCAACGTAGCTGAACCACCTGAGGTAAAAGCTGTTGTGACAATAAGACTAGCTGAAGTGATGAACGAACCTGCTGGAATAAAGGCATCGTGATCTTGGGGAGTAGCTGCTGAAGAAGCAAGGTCTGTCCCTGTGATCGTCATTACCAAAGCTTTCTTAGGAGAAACTGCTGTGCCACGCTTTGCGGCAACACCTGCTTCACCAGCCGTAAGGATTTCCAGACCGTCTGCATTAACATATGCCATGATTTAGTCCTCCTTACGCTACTGTTGGTTTCGTGATAACACGAACCATGTTTTCAGGACGATACAACTTGACACCATAACGAGCCGTTGTTACGAACTCATGACGTTGATGGTCTTTGTTGTACTCATAGTCAACCTCAGGCATCTGACGGAAGGCACCCACGAATGGGTTTACTTCTTGTGAAGCTGAGAAGAAGAGGTTAGCCTTACCATTGGTGGTTGAGAAGTCACCAGTGGTTGCGCTAAACGCTTGCTCAAGACCTGAGTCAGTTGCATCTGCCAAGAAGTTTGAACAGTATACGTCGAAGCCATATACGTTTGCTACGAAACGCATACCAGTTGCGATACCATCACGAACAAGTCCTTCGAAACGTGGGTTGTTTGACACGTTTACGATGTTACCTAAAGTGTTCAATGCGTATTCAACTGAAGGATCAACGATAGCAACCAAGTTGTTATCTGGAACGCTTTGCTTTTTAAGGGCATAACGAGCATATGCAAACTCTTTCAGGGTGATTACCTCACCTGATCCAGAGGCTGCAACACGCATCTTAATGCCATTAAGTGTTTCTTCTGAGTTAGCAGAAACACCAGCTTCAGGGGCAGCAAGAGTGGTTGACTCAAAGTGCTCCATGATTGCACGTTCTTGTTCAGGGACAAAACGAGACATCAGTTCGTTAGCATAGAATGTGTCTTGTTCTGCTTTCTTCGTCATGTAAGTAGCTGATGACAGATACTTGTCAACGGAGAATGTGAAGTTACCTGTGTCGAGTGGACGATAAGTAACTGCACTGTCTTCAGAGTAGTTGTCTACCTGTGCCTGACCGATAGAGGGGATGTTGAAATTGTTTCCATCAGGAAAACCATCAAGCATACGCACATATCGCTGTGCCATCATCTCATCACGCAGAATCTCTTTGAGTTCTGTTGAGTAGACTTGAGCACGTTGCAGGAACGAGGTATTAGATGTGGTCATTGCCATTTCTAAGTTCCTTCCTTATGCACCAAACTTGTCACCAAGACGGGCTTTGTCTTCAAACATTTGCTGTTGTGTCTTGGCTGAATAGTACATGTTACGATTTTCCCTACGTAGTTTTTGGTAGTAAGACCAATTACGTTCCGTAGAGGTTTGCATACTGACACCTTCGGTACGAACCGAACCTTGAGTTATAGGACTAAAGGTTTTCTTTGGTTCACCGATAAGAGCAAAGAAGGCAGAAGGAGATTCAGCAGCAATGTCACGCATACGTTCCAATGACATACCTAACTCAAATGCTTTCTTTTCGATTTCAGCCTTGGCTTCAGTGCCAAAACTTTTCTCTAGCTCTGCATCAACTTGAGCAAGATTACGTTTAATAATACCCTCTTGTTCTCGTTGAGTAAGTGTCTGTTCGACTAGGCTCTTCAGGTCTTCCTCATTAATAGGTGCAGTGGTGTTCTGGCTATTAATGCTACTTTTATCTTGAGACACCTCAGAGTTTACTGTAGTAGAGTCAGTGGCCTTACTCTGAAGTTGTTCGAAAACTTCCTTTTGGTACTGTGACTTCTTGAGGTCTTCTCTCATTTCTTCGAGTTGAGCCTCTAAGTTTTTAATGTAGCCATCAGCTTCTAACTTGCCTTTGGCTAGTACCTCAGGGTCTTTCCAGTTTTCTCCCTTAGTCTCTACGAGCTTCTGTAAGTACGAATCCTGTGGTGGGGCTTCTTGTACTTGTTGCTCTGCCTGAGGTTGGTCTGTGGTTGGACTCTGCTCAGAAAATACCATAATGTTATTCCTTGTCTAGGTTGATAATATCAAGCACCTTGGTTAGTGCTCTGTTGTAGCCGATACGATCAGCTTGCTTGTAGGCCCATGAGGGACTATCATAGTCAGCCTCTGGTCCTGTATCCTTGAGCATAGGCTCAAGTATTTCTCTGAGGCGGTCTAAGCTTTCACGGTTTGACAAGATTTTTTGTCGTAGCTCAAACTTTTCCTCAGGTGTTTTGCATTTAGAAAACCAATAGGACTTCATTATTTCTTTTTCATTGGCTTCTTAGTTGTGTTCTTGTAAGGTTTGACCTTGCCCTTTTTATATGGCATCTTATAGTCCTTTCTCAATAGCAATTTCTTGTTCTTCCTCTAGTTGGACTTGAGCTTCTATTGACATCTTCTCAGTCTGCATTTGCTCAAGGATTGCTACGTTTTCAGCAAACAAGGTAGGCTCACCTAACTCATCAGCCAAGATACGAGCAAACTCTTTGCCTGACATATGGACAGCTATAGCTGGGTCAGCTAGTTTAAGTTGGTATAGCTGAGTAATATTCTGTACTCTCTGTGCTCTTTCAGCAAAGTGTCTAGCACCCATAGGCACTATCTTACCGTTAGCTTTAATGTCTTCCTTGGTAATCTCTTCAAAGAAAAAGACACCAGTATCTTCGTTAAGGACTCTGATAGTGTCAGCATAATCCATGTTACGTCTAGCTGCTTCTAGCATAGCATTGAGGATAGGCTCTAAGAAAACTCTTTCGAAGTGTGCAGTCTTATGCTGGAAGATACGACCTGCTGCTGTCATCAATTGGTTTACTTCAAAGGCTGTCTTCTCACCTGCACTACGGATACCCATAGCTTCCCTTGGTGCACCTGCCATCATCTCCATTTTATTCTCTAGGTTCTGAATCTGGAAGTCAGCATTGAGTGCGGTTGCATCTGGTGCTAGGTACCCTACGTCACCTTCTTCACCCATGTATATACGGGCTGCTGGCTCAAACTCAAAGTCCTCTACGTCACCTCTGATTTTGAGAATAGGATAGGCTATCTGATCGAAGACATCAGCCTTGAGGTTCTCTAGGTGATCAATGCGATACTGCATACCTACTAGGTTATCCAGTGGTCCCATCGAATAGAGATTATCAGGACGGTCTCTCCAACCTACATGGAAGACAGAAGCTTTACCTAGCCAGCTAGGGTTCTGTTCGTTTGACAAGACATAAGACCTGTCAACAATTGTGATCACACGGTTCTTCATGAACTGATTTGTATCAGCATCGTACATGTCACCGTAGAACGTAAGGATTTCTATATAGTCAGACTCAAAGTATTGCTTGATGTCAGAGAACCCGTCAGCTAAGAACCCTTCTGACTTATGTACATCTACGTCATTACCTGTAGCGTATGAACGATTGTGCATCATCTTCTCAAAGATGTCGTTCATGTAGGCGTTGTCTACAGTCTCATCAATCTTTCTTTTGACTTCACCCTTTGTAAGAAGCGTTCTGACAATCTTAGGTGAGTCGATAAAGGAAGCAGCTAAGGGGTTAAAACAAATATCAAAAGGAGAAATACGAACAAGCTTAGGTCCAACATAGTTAACGGCCCTCTCACCATCCTCGTACTCAGTGTAGTCTCTGACAAAATCTACAGTAGCAAAACAGTTTCCGTACTGAATATAATCATTGATAAGTTTGCTTACAGTATTCTCAAAGTCTGACTGACGTATTTTGTTTTCCATGTAGGCTTGGATAACGTCACGTTTATTCTTTGTGTTAGCTTCTTGATCACTCGCTTCAAACCTAAAGAAACGTTTCTGAGGAAACAAAGCTGAGAAATAATTAGCATGTAAATTGTCAGCAATCTGTGTTAGCTTAGGTGTTGTCGTACTGTTAGTCCAAGGCAGCTTACTGTTGGACGTAGTACGAGTATCCGTTGCGTAGATATAGTTACGGATTTCTTTCCACTCTTCGATCTTTTGCTGACGTGAGTTATTCCAAATAGTCCATCTGTCTGCAATCTCCGTAGCTAATGCGTGAGGAGCTATAAGAGAATAGAGATCAATAGTTGTTCCAGCCATTAGAACGAAACTCCACCAAATCTTTTATTAAACTGTACAACGTTGTCTCTGCTTCTAAAGATTTT